TATTGAGGGCGTCTTCGACTTCTTTTAACTGGTAAGATAAGTCAACATGGTTTATCAGGCGGCTTTCAGTGCCATTTCGGCTACTATGACTGGATACTCCATCGAATGAGGGACTAGAAACTTGGTTATAAGCCGTCAAATCACGTTTTAGTTTGGCATATTGCTTTAACAAATTACGAATTTTCTTAACATCTTGGCGCATTGGAATCACACTTTCTAATCCCAGATATATGTATTAAAAAACGGGGCTATTGCACCCCGTCTTGGCTAATATCAATACTATTAATACTTGGATAATTATATTGTAGCGCTTAAAACAATTTTTTTTAACTATAATTGTTTAAAATGAAGCATATTCACTTAAAAACTTATCCAGCTACTAAGCCACGCAATTGTTGAATCATGCTGACAACTTGATACGGTGTCTTTGTCATATCGGTTACCCGGTTTTGATACCAGAATTGTGTCAGCAAGGACACGGCAAAATCGTACTGTTTGTAGCCAGTCAAATCTTCATTCTTGCTAACAGCTGTCTGTACGTAGTCCTTGGCGGCGTCTAAATAGTTTTGGATCATTGGGTCATCTTCGGTTACGTCAATTCTTAGGCTTAGTTTAATATCATCAACGGTTACAGCCATGTAATCACTCCTTTTTCCCTTAGTTTTAATTTATGTATAGGGGGTGGCGAATCAACACCCCCTTGTATAACCGTGCCCAAAAGTGGGTACGATTATTTACCAGCCGGTGCAGGCGTTGCAGTTGCAGTTCCTAACGCCACGTTGATTACAGCAGACTTATCAATCACTTCATAATCGTTCCGCCCCTTTTCGGTATTGTTGGCTTTACAGGCGACCGTTTTTTTACTTTGCGTTAATTGTCGCCGAATTAGCCGTTGTCTTCGTTGAGTTGACCACCGGTTCACTTACTCGCCGCAGTTGCAGTTCCTAACGCCACGTTAATTACAGCGGTCTTATCAATCACTTCATAATCGTTCCGCACAATTACGGAAAGTCCTTGGCTGAACTGGTCAAATTTGTCCCATTGGGCGGTTACTTGGTTACGCCGGAAAACAGCCACGGCTTGTGATAAGTCCCCTACAATCATTGGGAACGTCCCGTTGGCGTTGTTGGCCAGTAACTTGTCACTAATCATGACGACTGGCGCCCCTAACAAGGTGAAGCCACTGGGTGCCGTTGGGTTCGGTTGTAATAGGTAACGCCCCTCGGAATCTTTCAAGGTATCAAGGTAATTGAACCCGGACTGGTTGACTAACCACATTTTGCTCAAAGCGGGATCTAACGTCACATTGAAAATCTTTTTAAGATCATCAATATTGGTGGCCGTTGCTTTAGTAAAGTTGCTACCCGTTAACAGGCCCATAATTTGTGTGTTGTCCGTGTTATCAACCAATTGTTGCAATTGCGTTTTAACTTCGCTGACAATATCAACTTCGGCGTCTTCCACCACTTCATTAGATAAGGCAATCTTACCCGCCCGGGTCTTTACATCAAACGGCACTTCCGTAAACATGTTCGCGTCAACATCGGCAATGTCCGCTAGTTCGTCCTTAGTAGCCAGTACCGCAGATTGTTGACTGGTGGCAATTGGATAAGTCCCGGAACCACTAGAAACTTGCTTAACCGTCGCATATTGGGCAAGGTTGTAATTTGATTGCTTTAATTGGAAAACGGGGGTAATCAGTTCCTTAGGAATAACGGCACTGGCACCGTCAGTCTTTAAACCGTCCCGTGTTTCCCCGTGTGTCCGCACATATTGTTCAAATGCTGGAATACCGGTTTTGTTTTCATTGCCATTAGGATCAATAATTGTTTGTTTTGCCATGTTGTCAGGCTCCTTTTCTTGGTTAATAAATTTTTCATAGCTACGGGTGTCAACTTGCACATTGGTATCGTCATAAGCGGGAACAGCTACCACTGACACATCGAACAAACTCTTAACTTGATTAATGGTGCGCGTGATATTACCGCCATCATCTTTAGTCCATTCGTCGGTGTCGTCGTCACTATCAAAGCCAAATGAGCAGGAATCAACGTTCCCACTTTGAACTTCTTCGTAAACATCATTAGCAAACGACGTATTCGGCAACTGTGCGGTGAAATGTAGCCCCTTGTCGTCCGTTTCTAACGTTAATGTGCCCGCCTTGGCACTGGCTAACACTTGGGTATAGTCGTGGTTATTAAGCATAAGAACGTTTGATAAATCGACACCATCAAGGGCCTTAGGGGTAACAACCTCAGTGAAGCCGCCTAAGTCTTTACTTGGTGAGTTCCATACAATTGCATAACCACTAATTGTTTTGCCCTTGCTTGTTTGGGAATCTTTAGGTTGCGGGTCTGCTGAATTTTCAGCTGGCCCGTCTTCGGGTGTTTCTGACTGCGGCGTTTGTGCTCGCAATTCGGCGTCAATCGTTAATCGTCGGTCTTGTTTCATGAATTAGTCACTCCATTCTTTTGTAAGTTTAAGAAAATATTGCCATCGTCAGTTGGTGGCAAGCCAATCTTGGCCCGAGCTTCGTTACGGCTCATAACGCCGCCAGTGAAACCAGCCACCGCTTGGGCTTGTTGCGTTTGCGGATCAAGGCTCAATAGCTTGTCCGTGTTAAACGTAAAGTCATGACCAAACTTGAACGATAGCTCGCTGGTAAAGCTATCAAAGTAATGTTGCAACGTCCCTTGTAGATACTGCACGCCACTTTGTTCTTGGTTAGAATGATCGTTTTCAACCCCTAAGCGCTCCGGTGGTAAGCCAAAAGCCTTAGCAATTTGTCGGGTCGTCCAGTCATTAGAATTGACCAGCTTTAATACATCGGTATTTAAGGATAAGTTGCTAATGTCCATCGTGTCATCAGTCACAATCGTGTTGACCGCATTGTCACCCGTGTTGGCTTCATCAAACTGTTTACGAATATTGCCCTTAGCTTCCGGCCCTAAATCAGATTGATGGACTTTAATAATCGTGGTGCCGTGCACACCAGCAGTAAAAAAGCCGGTTAGCAATTTATTGCCGGCCGACTGAATCTGACGCTCGTCTTTGAGGGCATATAGGGGGCTAATTCCCGATACGCCGTCTTTGGTAAAATATTTAAAATGTAAAATGTTGTTAGGCGCAATCTGACGACTGTTACCGCCAATCGGGGTATAGGTGTAGGTCAACGCCCCACTGACGTCATCTTGTTCAACCGTCAATTGGTTATTGGAAATCAATTTCAATGTATGGTTAGGCAAAATCTCAGCAAAACTATTACCATTTAGTAACAGGTTAGCCGCCAACGCATATTTAAAATGGTACCCGTCCATCTGACTATTGGGGGTCTGATTAATCATCGTGTTAAAGATTGCCGTATCGCACATAATTGGATTGCTAGCAATATCGCTCGCAATAATATTAATCGCCGCGTAAATGTCACTATTACGCAACACCGCCGCACTCACAAACGTATACGGGTCGTTACTTGATAAACTAACCAAGGCGTCGGCTACCGGATCATGCGTGCCGCTGGTGGTATTGCTTTTAACAAAAAAACTCATTTAATCACCTCTTTGCTTTTCATAATTAATTAGCAAGGCCATCAGAATCATGGCTATACCAGCCAATATTAACCCCGCTTGCCAGCTGATCCAGCAACCAAAACCAATCACTAAGCATATTAATCCAATCACCAACAAAATCGTTTGTACATAATCAGAACAGATCTGCCGCAGTCGCTGTTTTGTAGTAATCTTCTGCATGCTGTTGATCCTCACTTTCTTGGTAATAGTCCATACCCGCTACAAACGCGTTAATCAACGCCGCAATCGGGTCAATCCGGTTACTATTGCGGGCTTTATCCAGTTGCCAGCCATTGTTTAGCACTTTCAAGATGGCGTTATTGACCGCATAAGCGAGAATCTTATTGCCGTTATGTTTAATCTTGTCATCGTAAAGCTGATCACGGAAATTACGAGTTGGAATATTCAAAGTCTTGGTGCCTTGTCGTACTTCAAATAGTGGGTAGCTTAATTTCTCAAATTTTGTAATTAACGTTTGCGCGTTATACGGGTCATAAGCGATTGCTTTCACTTTCCAGTTGTATTTCCCGACTAGTTTTTGCACAAAATCAAATAGATTGTCATAATCAATAATGCCGCTATCTAATCGGGTAATACTACACTCACCCGCCCGTTCCATTGACCGGTAATCAATGCCATCACGTTTAATCTTAGAATCAAGGCCGTATTTAGTACCCACAAACGAATGACTGTCACAATAAAACTGACCGTTACCAATTGGAACAAGCCAACTAACCGCGGTTAAGTCATTGCTTTTTGATAAATCAATGCCAATATAGGCGTCGCGATTATGTAAGTCGGGCACCTTTGCCAATTTACCAGCGGCCCAATCGTCTGCTGAAATATAACTGTCCTCGCTGGCTTGCAACCACATGTTGAAGTTCTTAACCAGTATTGGAATGAGGTTGTTTTGTTTAATGGCAAGGTCAACGTCGGCCTGAATCTTTTCCGTCATGCGTTGTTTAACGTGTGGTTCGCTGAATAACGGGTTGGCCTTAATCCAATTGGCTTGATCGTAAACTTCTTCGCGGTCGTCAAGTTCCCATATTGCCACAAAATAACGGTCAGCTTCGGTTTTTCCCTTTAAAACGTCCGTCAGCATGTCATATTCGGCGTGCATTGGAACGTTAAGGTTAAGGCCCGAGGTGGAAATCACCGCCAGCAGGGAATTATCTTCTTGTGCTTGACCAGACTTTAAAACGTTGTACACTTTGCGGTCTTTAGCTTCGTGCCATTCATCTAAAATAACGGTCGTTCCGGCATAACCATCAAGCGTACTGGTATCACTGGCAAGGGCCAAGGCTTGCGAATCAGTTTCTAAGTCAGTAATGGCTTGCTTCTGTACCTTAATCCGTTGCCGCATGTACTTCGATTGCTTACGGACTTGCCGTAACCCACTTGAAAGCATGTCGTAGCCTAATTTAGCTTGTTTAAGGGCATTGCTGACGAATAATACTTGTCGATTGCGGGCGGGCTGACGTTCTCTTAAAAGGCCATTAGCGGCCATGCCAGAAGCTAGATAGGTTTTACCATTCTTGCGGGCCATGCTAATAAACGCACGATCATAACGGCGGTAACCAGTAGTTTTTTCACGCCAGCCATACAGCTCACTAATAATCCATTTTTGAAAGGGTTGCATGGTGAGTTGGCTACCGTCAGTCTTAGGCATTAATTCGATAAATTTGACCGCCTGCGCCGCTTTGTCTTCGTCGTAGTAGAACGGGAAGCTAGTTTCTTTAGAACGGCTTAAATCGCGTTTAAATCGCTCACACGCCCATTTAATCTTTTGACAAGCCAGCACTTGTCCCGATAAAACTTGATCAACATACTCAATCATGACAACATCGCCTCGAAAGTATCTTCGGGTGTTTCATCTTTTTGCTTGTTTAATTCCATGCGTGCCCGGCTAGATAACGACATGCCTAAATCATTGGCTAAGGCTTTTAAATCTTTCATTGCTTGCGACTGTAAGGCCACGTAAGGGTTCGGCTTACGTACACCAGTCTCTTGATTAGTTTGTACCAGTCCGTTCTTACGAATATCATTCTCGCAAGTCTGTACCGTTGCATAGGCGCGGCAATAACTGGCTAACATTGCCCGATCAAGTTCACTAATTGGAGTATTGGCCTTTAAATAAGGCGCTACCCGTTGCCATTCAGTCAAGGCACGATCATGTAACCAATCTGGTGGGGTTAAATCAAGCACCGGATAATCAAATAACGCTTTTTCAGCGTCCTTGCGTTGATCACGCTCATCATTGGTTAAATGTTTCTTCATACTAGCTAAGGCTTTTACTTTTTGGCTCATTCGGAGCACTCCTTTCGTTTAAATTTACGTACCAAAAAGCCCCCACGGGTTAGACCCATAGCGGCTGATTGATACATATATCCAGAATTCGTTTATTATATCTATATTATCGCACATATTTCAAAAAAGTGCAATTAATAACATGTTTATATTTACACATCGCCCCCTGACTGTTTATTTGTTCAAATTTCGCATTATTAGTAGTGATATTTCACAATCCGGCAAAATAAGCAAAAAATCAAAGTTCAAAAGGGACTTTTATAAACACAAAAGTATGCTGTCCGCTCCCTCCGTGTCGACCATAGCCCCCCCATATCAACGTTTCTGGGCTGTCATGCTGTTTTGAATTAGTCGTGGCCGAAAATTGGACCGCCAACTTGAATTGTTCACTCGGCCGAAAAATCGGCGCAGCCCATTGCCACTTTTGGCAACGTAGACGCAAAATGCGGGTTGGTTAGCTCGGCTTAAAGTTCAGCGCAGTATTGCGCAGATCTACTACCTAAGTTAAACTTAGCCAGTCTGATTCACTTTAGCGGAAAATTCCGCTCTACTAAAAAGCGCCGCGCCTTTCAGCACGACACTCATTGGTTATTTAGTTGGTTGTTTCCGCTGTTCTCTAACCAATCCCGTTTTTCGGTTATGGTGTCGGTAACACAATGGCTGTAGGTTACTTTCATCTAAGCGACGTGACCAATCGTCTTTGATTTCGATAACGTGATCGACCACATCGGCTTTGCGGATCACACCATCTTGGTAACACTGTATACAGATTGGATTGTTTTCTAAGAATCGCCGGGACAACTTACGCCATTGAGATGACTTATAGAACTGCTGATACTTGCTCTCGTCAGAATCGTACATGCGTTTGTGATATCGCCACTTGTTAGCGGCCACATGGTGCTTCTCACAGTATCGTACATCATAGGCAACCAACGTCCGACAACCTGGGTGCTCACATAACTTCAGCGGCTTAGCCATGACCGTTAACCTTGGTCAGCGTTATCACGTCATAGGCGTTCAGCTCGCTATCAGAACTAACGCCAGCAACGCGATACGTAATCCCATCTAGCAACGCTAGTAGTGCTGTGGTAATACGTCCATCATGGCGCACCGCAATTAGCTGGTTAGTTGTCGCAGTCGTACCAGTAAGGCTAATAGTGTTACTGATGGTCAACGTATACTCACCACACCAGACAGTGAACAGTGGCACGAATTGTTGCTTGGTTGTGCCGTTTATTGGGTTCTGAACAGACTTGACGGTGCCAAACTGTACCCGCTTATTTAGGCGGTTTAGATTATAGTTCTTCATTAACTAACCTCACTTGTAAATAATCATGGCGCAATATTCTGCAGAAGAAGAATCTAGGTCTGCCCCAAACGCGTTACTTGAAAACTTAATGTCAATGACATTGTCACTATCAATCCGGTTGGCTAATTCTCTGTTAATTGCTCGGTCTAAATCTTGTACAGACATTCGCATAATCGTTTTTGTTTTAATCATTATAGTTAGATCCTTTCTATCATGTTAATCATCTAATTGTTCCAACATCTTGTACGCATTTTTGCGTTGTTCTTCATCGCTTAAAGGATTATTCAAAACTTGGCTTGAAACGTTTCGGATAACGTAGGCGTCAGCTAACCAACCTTGACTTGATTTCATAAAGTGATCGTCACTAAATTGTGCATAAATGGGGTACATGAGTTTTAAGTCTCTTAAAGTTTCTGGCTCATATTCTCCATCTTCATTTGGGGTAAAGCTCCCAACCAATCCTTTATCTTTTGCTTTTTGAGTTGGATCACCATTTTGATCTAAAGCACCTTCTTTAATCAAGACTCTGTAAATACACGATTTCAATTCATTAACTCTATTTGAGACAATTGGTCCATATTGTTTAACGTAAATGTCAAAAGCTTGCTCAACTAAACTTGGATAAATTACTTTCATTTTTCCTTTTCCTCCTGTACTTGAAACTTTTCGTTTTAACGTGGTACACGTGGTACACGCGGACAATCGTTGATTTAACAACGTTTCAAAGTGGCCTAACGTGGTTCATTACCCAGTACAACGTGGTACACTTAGCATTTTCGATCATTGTACGCGAACATATCCATGTGGAAACTTGCCATTCATTCTAATTCTTTTAGCTTCCCAGCCGTCCATATTGTCCATTAATAACTTGATTCGCTTAGCTTCCGAGTTTGTTCGCCCAGTTAAATAACGATCAACTGTTTTATGGAAGACAACTTCCATGATTTCCAGAGTTGTTGTTTGGTTAAGTAGTTTCCGTTCATTACTAACTTGATCTTTTAGCCACTTAGAATGATGGCCGTAGTCACTGACATAGCTTTGTTTTAAGCCGGTACTCATGTTTTCCCAATCTGCGGGAACTTCCATTGCTAAAAACTCTTCGATGGCATCTCGCATAGGGTCGACAGCTTCCGCAGCCATCTGATACGCCTTAGCCTCTTTCATAGTGGCCTGATCCAGATATAGCAGTTCACCATTCCTAAACCAGTACATGGCTTCCGCCAATACTTGAAGAATGTAATTCTCGTCCGGGTGCCATACATCTAATTTGACCTTGTTGACCCCACATTTAATTGGATAAAAGCGCCGTTCACCGGTTGCGTCCTTTAAATAGTCAGTTTGGTTAGTTGTGCCAATAAATACGCATTTACGTGGGTGCGGTAACGCATAGCGGCCATAACTATTCCGATATGTGTCGGATTGTGCACTAATAAAATTTTTAATTCCCTCAATGTCCGTTTTCTTCATGGCGGAAAGCTCGGCAACTTCAATAATCCAACTACCTTGCAACTGTTGATAATCGTCTTTCTGCTTACCCATTCCTTTCAACGAATCATTGAATTTATCCGGGTATAGATTCTTACCAGCCGTACTCTTGCCAAGTCCTTGGCTTCCCTCTAAGATAGGAACAATTTCAAACTTAACGCCGGGAACATAGGCCCGGGCAATAAGACCAGTTAGCCATTTCTTGGTGATGGTGCGGGTGTAGTGATTATCTTCGGCACCTAAGTAATCAATGAAATAACGTTCAGCACGTGGTTGGCCGTCCCATTCTACTGCCTCAATACGAGCCTTAACCGGATTGATTGTCTTGCGGCGTGCCTCTGTAACTACCGCGTCGGTAATGTTTTCCTTGCTGAATAACAAGTTGTAATGATCTTCAATATAACTTCTCAATAACGTGTCATCACCATCATTCCAAAAACCTTTTTTGAACAGTGAATTTTCTGCTTGTGGTGTTTTGACAATTTGTTCCGAGAACTCGTCAAAGACAACTAGCCCTTTCAACATTTCGTCATGTTCCATAATTAAGCGGATATTGTAAAGAGACTGTGTTTTGATTCCATCGTCCGAATTCTTTTTGAATTCATTCTGCCAATCAGCGGCACGTTGCATTTTGATTACATTGTTGGCCGCTTCTTGGGCCTCTGCTGGTAAATCCAATGCCTTACCCATTAATGAGCCCCCTTACTCTCTCGTTTTAAAATAGATTGAAAAATCACATTAACCTCCTTGCTTGGTAGCGCCGGATCAATGAACGAATCATTGATCACTGACAGCATGTTATAGACCGTCTTAGGATCAGCACCGACGCCAAACATACGACCGGCAATTTTAGTTAACCAAGCGTTGCGATTACCTTGGGTTGTCCCGGTTACCATTTCATCTAACAAGCGACCGGTATACTTCTTTCGGCGTGTGGTATAGGCGCGTTCTGACGGCCAGTTCACTTTTTGGCCCGCCAACTTATCGACTAACCATTGAGGAGCCGGCTTAATATCAACCAATGTTCGGCTATCTAAAGGTTTATATTGTTTACCATTAATTTCACTGGGTGCAATCACCGTGAAGTCACTTAACAAGTCAATCCCGGGCCAAACGTCAATTTTACGAACCTTAGCACCCGCGTATTTCAAAAAGTAATGTACGCCGCCGTTAGCCGTCCGTTCAATGTAGGTATCATTCGGCAACGTCTGTCCTTGCTTAAATAGTTGTGCCAAGCTAGTCCGGCCGTTTTTAGTTGGATCGTGCATATCAATGTCAACAACTAATAAATCCGATAAATCTAGGCGCAAGCCTAAGTTGTAAGTCGGGTGCTTTTTGAACCATGCAAAGATGGTATTCTGGTCACTAGTTGCGGCTTGGTAGCCGGCCACCCCTTTAGGTGGCTTCTTCGTGTTTTCAATCAGTGGGTAAACCGCATAGCCTTGATGGGCCAGCTCAATTGCTTTATCAAGCGTTGCGAACTCTTTCATTGTTCATCACCGCCTAATCTTCGGGACAAATGTCATTGCTAACTGCCATAATCGAATCAGCAACATTTTGCATGTTTTCAACAACGTTTCCAGCGCGGTGGTCTGAGAAAAATAATTGTCCTGCCCATGTGTCCCCACTATTAACTGACGCAGATACCATATCTAAGTAATCAATTGCCATTTGCAGATTGTCACGTGCCACTGATAAATTCTTAGCTTGTTCCACTAATTCACTATTTGTCATTTTCCATTCTCCTTATTAGTGTTAAAATAAGGGAAAGCATATTTTGATTAACTCTTCGACCTACTACTCGCCAAAGTAAAGTAGGTCTTTTTTGTATGCTTTCCCATGCGACTGACCTCACACTCCAAAATACCGACGCGGGTTCTTGATTAACTTAACCACCACGTTGCCGACAAACGACACAATTATAAATTTGATTGCCCATGAGATTGCTGTCGCTATCATGAAACCACCTCCTTAAATTCATTCTGCCCCGCTCAAGGCATTAAACTTTGTGTGCTTCTAAGAACTCGTTTGCGTCATCTTGATCAATCCTTTTAACACTACCTATCTGTGTAACTTTAAGCCCCTCTTTAATGTACGAATATAACGTGTTATACGACCCAATATTAAAAAACTTCAACGCTTGCTTGTAATTCATTTGTTTTGGTAATTCATTCTGCATTATTTCTCGCCTCTTTGTATTCTAATGTGTTTATGCACACTATAATTAGATGTTGCACATTTATATACTACACACCCATTTTTCTTTTGTCAATGTGTGTTTGCACATTGATATTATTAAATGCTATAATTTTGAATGAAGGATGGTGTTCTATATGCTAGCAAACAGATTGAAGGTGCTCCTTGCCGAACGTCAGTTAACTAATAAACAAGTTTCAGATGATACCAAAATATCTAGAAACACAATATCTAATATAATTAACAATCCGGATGCAAATATTGCAACTAACACAATAGATAGGCTATGTAACTATTTAGAGATAGATCCATCTAACTTTTTTGAATATTCTCCCTATCTGATTACATTCGAGTATAAAGTAGGCATTTACGACAAATATGATTCAGATCCCGAAATTGCCCCCTTTGCACTCCTGCATGTGGTCTCTGGTGACACTGAAGATTCATTCAGGTTTATTTATGAGCCTGACGACTATTTAAACTCGAATATTGCAACTCGAGATTATGACGGCTTTGACGAAATATACAGTTGCTTGCCTCTGAGTTTTAAGTCAGATATCATGGACATATTGGTTGGAGGTGCTAAAAAATTTGTTATTGATAAAAGTATTAAACTTGATCATGAATACAAATCTGGAGATACTTTGAAGCTTTTAATTAGAGATATCGGTAAATCCTATCATTACAAATACTTTACTATTTAATCGACTAATTTCTACATAACACTGCCCCGCTCAAGGTACGTTATGGAGGAAATTATAAATGGCAACAATCAAAAAGTATCAGGACAAGGACGGGAATACCCGTTATCAGTTTCAAGTTTATTTAGGCGTTGATCCACTAACGGGAAAAAAGAAAAATACCCGACGCCGTGGATTCAAGACAAAAAAAGAAGCCCAGATTGTATTATCAAGACTTGAACTTGATATTTACAATCATGGGCTACCAACTAAAAACGATAATACAATTTTTAAAGATATTTACCAGCTGTGGTTCACACAATATAAACAAACGGTTAAGGAAAGCACTTGGGTAACGACTCAACGGCTGTTCCGGCTTCATATTTTACCAATATTTAGTGATTACCGGATTGCTAAAATATCCATTAAGGATTGTCAAAAAGCCATAAATCAGTGGTTTAATGCTGGCTTAGTAAAGTATCATACTCTAATGAATTACGTTGCCAAGGTGCTTGATTATGCCATCAACATTGACTTGATCAGTGAGAATCCCGCCAAGCGCGTTATTGTGCCAGTAAATAAAAATGATCGTTCACGCAAAAATTTAGAAAATTACTTTGATAAGGCTGAATTACAACACTTCTTTGAGTGCCTGAATGATGATGACAATACACCGCAAGCCAATGTATTCTTTCGTTTAGCGGCCTTTACTGGTATGAGAAAATCTGAAATGCTTTGCTTAGAATGGTCTGACATTGATTTTAGCAATCACACTATACGGGTTAATAAAACACAATCCCGTGGTGATGGTGCCCGTCTGCTAGTACAAGCGCCTAAGACAGCGCGTAGCAATCGGACGGTGTATTTAGATCCCACTACGGTCAAAATATTGCAACGCTGGCAAGTTGATCAAAAAGAATGGCTACTACGTTTCGGATTCAACATTAATCAGGGTAACCACTATGTGTTTGCCAATGAAAATAACGAAATGTTTCAACCATCTAAGCCACGTAAATGGCTTGAACATACTCTAACTAAATATGACTTGAAGCATGTCACGGTTCACGCATTCCGCCACACTTATGCGACACTTGCATTTGAAGCCCATGCTTCCATCAAGTCAGTACAAGACCAGTTAGGGCATTCAAGCTATCGCACGACTTTAGATATTTACACCGCAGTTACTGCCAAGCAAAAAAACGAAGCCACTGAAAAACTGGCTAATTACCTTAATTTTTAATATTTAGACTGCTGAATTTGACACTTTTTACCAAATGTACCACGTTGTACTGGGTAACGTACCACGTTAGGGCACTTTGAAACGTTGTTATATCAACGATTGTCCGCGTGTACCACGTGTACCACGTTAAAACGAAAAGTTTCAGCTCCAGCAGGAAATAGGGTTAATTTAATGGTAGTCAGCCAAAAGGACAGCCAACTCAATTTCTTAATGGCCTGAACGCCTCATAATAGCTGGTATACAAGCATTTTTGGTGATATGGGGGTCGTTCCCAGTATACCCAATCAGAAGTACGGATAAAGCCACGCAGGTAAGTTCAAATTTACCTGCGTGGCTTTTTATGAATTGTCACACCCTTGCCAGTGCAATTTTATCTTTTTTCACTCAAAACGGTTTACGGACTTGATTAGGGGTTTATAATAGATAGTGTAGACTGTCTGTGAAGCCTTGTAAAATTGTCACTATTTTAAATTCAATCCAAAGGAGATAATGTTGTTGGTATACAAAGATGTTTTTGGTATCGATCACAATGATTGTCACATTGTTCAGACGCGGCACGAGTTTAACCGGATCTTCATTATCGAAAATGAAGTTGGCTCTCGCTTTACTTGCATCAAAGATGATGCCCCACTCGAAAAGAAGATGTCTGGGCACTGGAAGTATGCAAAAGCTAGCGACGCCCCTAAGAACTATGCCGTTCCTTATAAGGCCCAGAAAAACTAAACAACCGTTGAAAAGAGGATTACGATGCGGCGCTATCAACCGTTAACCAAATCAAATGGCCGGGTCCCCCACTCGCTCAATCATAACACCAACCCCTACTATGGTCAGCATGGTGCTGATTGGGTCAAAGACACGAATGCTTCGCTATTTAATGCCCAACATGAGCATCTCCAATCAAAGAGCCATGTTGAGCGACGCGTGCGGCACAACGTCCGTCAAGTGCTGTGGGTGGTCGTGGCGATTCTTGCCATGTTACTTGGTGGTTTTATCTTGTTCTCATTAGCGATCAATATTTAACACTAAAAAGAGTCATTCAGCTTATACAAGTTGAATGACTCTTTTTTACTAGCCTTTAATTTCCTTGGTATCCACTAAAACTTTGCTGACCATCCGAAGCTCATCAGTTAATTCAGAGGTTCGAATCCGGCCAAATTCGTCGAGGAACTTGCCAAGGCGTTCTTCGTTAACTTTTTCAATGACCCGTGCTAACTTCTCACCTTTGGCGGTTAACGTTAGATAACGGTACCGACGATCATAAGGATCGATGTTCAACACAATCAAGTCATTGTTGATCAAGTAGGTCAGTTTCCTTGAAATCGCTGAAGAAGAGACGTGGCGGTCAGCGGCTAGCTCTTTCACCGTAATCCGGTGATCAGTGCTATGGTCAAGATAGTAGAGAATCAAGAACTGTTCGAACGACACGTCCGCATCAGTCACCATCGTTTGAATAATCTCGCGAAGATGGCTTTCAAGCCATGACATGCCCACTAAGACTTTTTCGAACAATTCCGCATCGTCGTACTTGGCCTTCTTAGTATTAGTCTTCATCATTATTTAAAACCCTATTCATGCGTCACGTTCAAGGCATCATCAACAACCCCGTGATTACGCACGGACTTCTGCAGCTGGCATAACGGTGATTTCAAGATCACGTGTCATTTGTTTCTCAATCGCAGTCTGAACATCACGATCCGTTACAACTAAGCTCGACAACTTACTCTTTCCGTTGATAATATCTTGGACGTGTTGATTATCCAAATCATCAGCAGAGACGATTGGTAAGAGATGGAAATTATCATTCGTTGCTTGTAAGCATTGGTCGAACAATGGGGCGTTAACTCCCATAACCAACACACTGTTTTGTTGTTGTAAGACTGATGCCAACCACCAGTTCAATAATTGTGCTTCAGAATGGAAGACATTCGTGATGGCTTCTTCCTTGTTCACTAATTGAATTGATAATTCGTGGTTACTACCATATTGCTTGACCATTGCTAAAGAGTGGTCTGGACGATAGAAGTTTTCTAGTGTCACTTGTGAGTTATTCGTCCGGTCAAGGTACTGAGTGACTGACAAGAACCCGGCAGCATCGTACACATCCCGACGAGTTGCTAATGACCCATTGAAGTAAGTCATGTACCAAATGGCACCATTCTTACGGTACTTCAACGTCATAATTGGGTTACCGCCGTCATCGGCAATTGACACAATCTGCTTATCAGCATTGCGCTTATATTGCCATGCAGGATTATCAGGTAATTCTGGTTTAGTCTTCGCAACAGCACCCGGTACCTTTGCCTGAATCGTGTAGTACATGTTGTACAAGCCAGTTCGTTTATCAACTAAGCCAGCTGATTGGTAACTGTTCCAAATTTCTGGCAAGCTGTCATTATAGTTAACCGTAATAACATTAGCTTTATCCTTAACTTCACTCTTCAATAAGCCCATGATCATTTCCATCGAAGCCTTTTCATCACCAGACAATGATTGAATCAGATCGGTGCTGAACAAGAAGTACTTCGCAGACTGGTCAAATTCGACGGGCGATACTAAGTGAGTCGTCCCGTAATCCGATTTTAACTTGGCATCAATGCTTTCAATCTTTTGTTGGAGCCCCTTAACAATCGTGGCATTTTGATCATAATCATGTTGTAATCGATTGATTTTCTGATTAATCAAGTTGAGTGAACGTTCTTGTTCGTCTTGAGCACTCTTCTTCTTACGATCATAAGCAACTAACGCATCTTGAGCGGTATGTAAGTCTTTTTCCGCACTCGTAATCGCGTGTTCCTTCCGCGAACGTTCACGGGTTTCAGTCTGTTCACGCTTCTGGAGTTTCACGAGTTCACTGTTGATTGCGTCACTCTTTTGATACAGATCCTGTGCTTGCTTCTCCTGTTGCTTCATCAACACGAATAACTTCTTAAGATCCTGTTCGCCCTGAATTGCTTTACGCATATCAGCTTCATTTTGCTTCAAATCAGCTAATGATTGTTCAGACTGCGTAATCTTCTTTTCCAACGATTTGATGGTTTGATCGCTCTTAGCAAGAGCTTTCTTAGCATCATCATAACGTTTTTGAGCAGCATTGATGGTCTTGACCATTCCCTGCCGTTCGCTATCGTTCGTGTTAACGACTTTGTCCTGTTTAGACAGAGTAACCTTAGCGTCCTTTAACTGTTGTTCTAAGTTTAACTGTTCGGCAACTAAAGTTTCATACTGTTGCTTTTCGTGCTTACGGTCCTGAACCAATTGGACCTTAAGCTCCCCACGTAAAGTTTGGTATTGCTTGTTTAAGTCAGCCATTTCGCGTTCAATGGCCACACTGTTTTTGGCTGCTGTTTGGGTAGCACGCCGTTGGTTGACCCGGTTTTGGCCCTTAACTGGGGCACTAGTTGAAGCAGTCACGCTGCTACTAGTTGGCCGGACACCAGCAGATGACCGCACATTGGGGGTCGTACTACTTTGAGTCGCCTTTGGTTTTGGCTTTTGAGCAGCAACGGTTGAAGTCGCCGTTGCACGCTCAGAATGATTACGGTAATCCTCATTCTTATCTCTGCGCTTTTTATTGAACATCTTCATAATGCAACTCCTCCATAAACTTGATTGTTTGCTCAAAGAGTAGAAAGGTCATCGCTGACCTTTCTATCCGTTCAGCAAATAATCAAGCTATTCTAATTATTATGCTTCATGCTTCCGACGAGAAACGCCAAAGTATAGTGCTGAACCCATCAATAAGGTTGAAAGACCCAAGACAGCCAAGGCAGTCCCGTTTTCGTCTTCATCCGTTTGTGGTAACGTCTTTGCGTCTGAAGTCGTCTTAGTCGTAACTACTGGCTTCAATGAGGCTGATGCAGGAACAACCCCACTAGTCCCATTGTTAGTAGTAGCCGTCGTCGTTGGCGTTACTTCATCATCAGAAACCGTGGTTGCTGGTGCCGTTGAAGTAGTCGTCGTTGATGAACCGTTGTTTGATGATCCATTACCATTATCAACAGTATCGTCACTTGGCGTCGTAACAGGAGCAGTTGTAGTTGTACCAGTACCGCCACCGTTGACGTTGTCACCAGTGCCAGGTGCAGTCGTAGGTGCAGTTGTCGTCGTGCCACCACCGTTATTACCATTGTCGCCGGTACCAGGTGCGGTGGTAGGTGCAGTCGTTGAGCCGCCGTTATCATTCTTAGCATAAGTTAAGGTGATCGTCGCGTCATCAGCCACCGTACCACTCAAAGCACCATCAGCTGACTTGTAAGTGTAGCCAGCAATTGAAGGTGTTGCGACCGTGTAAGTGTCCCCAACTTTGTAAGCTGTGGTCGTCGCACTCTTGATCGTATTACCATCTGCGTCAACATAGTTAACTGTGATCGTCTTAGTCTGTTCAGTTGGAGTAGTGCCACCGTTCTTCGTGTAAACAAGGGTAACTGTGTTACCGTTGTAGGCAATCGTTCCGGCAATGGCATCACCAGTGGCATGGTCATAAGTGTAACCAGCAATTTCTGGTTGACCAACCGTGTAAGCTTGACCAACGATATATTCAGTTACGCTGGATGCTTTGATGGTGTTCCCATCAGCGTCAACATAATTGATCGTCAAGTTAGCTTTATTTTCAACTGGTGTCGTTGAATCCTTGGTGTAAGTTAAGGTAATCGTCTTATTACCATCAACCGTACCACTCAAAGCACCATCAGCTGACTTGTAAGTGTAACCATCGATCGTTGGCGTTTCAACCGTATAAGTTGAGCCGTTATCCAAAGTTTGGGTCGTAGCGGCCTTGATCGTCTTACCATCAGCATCAACGTAGTTTACCGTAACCGTTGATTGTTCAACTGGGGTGGCATTCTTAGTGTAAGTTAAGGTAATGGTCTTATTGCCATCAACCGTACCAGTCAAAGCGGCATCAGCTGACTTGTACGTGTAACCATCGATTGTTGGTGTATCAACGTTATAAGTTGAGCCATTATCCAAAGTTTGGGTCGTAGCAGCCTTGATCGTCTTACCAGATTCATCAACGTAGTTTACAGTAACATCGGATTGTTCAACAACTGGTGCATAAACAAAGGTTACTGTATTAGCACCAGCAACAAGCGTACCAGCAGCAACATTGCCGGATTGAACATCACCGTCACCAATCTTGTAGCCTACGTAGGTATAGCCATCAAGACTTGGAGCCGTCAATTTGTAAGTACCACCAGCACGGGTAAATGTTTTGTCAGTACCTTGAGTATATTTATTAGGCGTAGCCAACGTTGTCCCATCAGCAGTCTTCTAGTTAGCAACAATACCAGTATTTTCGGCGTAGACCAATACAATTTCATTATTAGTAGCAACCGAATCGACTGTACCAGTTAAGCCATTGTCACCAGGTTTAACGTTATCGCTTGCGCCATAAAGGGCATAGCCATCAATTGTTGCTGGATTAATAGTGAAAGTTGTTCCAACTTTGCCACTCTTAATTACGCCGCCATCAATCTTAGTATACTTAGGGGTACCATCAGCATTAACGCCGGTGATTACAACGTATGCCACCGAAACATCCTGTGCATCTTCAGCTGGTGTGGTAGTCGTTACATCAGTAGTTGTCTGCGCAGTGTAATCCCATCCATTCTGATACAGGTCTGTATTTCCAGCCGCTTCAATATGAACTTTATCATCAGCATTTGGAATATCGTTAATTGATAAATAATCACTATTTGAATTAGTATCATTAGTAGCTGTATATTCATAGTTAAACGTTAACGTGGTCGCGTTAATAACGTCCTTAACTGGAACTACGATTGTGCTACCAGTACCAATAGTCACTGGGGTGTTCTGATCGATTTGATATGAAACAGCCTTCCAAGTTCCGTTAGCCGTTTCAGAACTACCTGCAGGAGCAATTGAGAATTGGCCGTTTGTTCGACCCGTATTCCAGTCAATTTTTGAGTTCTTGGTAAGCACGACCTGCATGTCGTATTTTTGTCCCTTGACGGTCTTGGCAACCGTTGTGCCGTCGACTTTCACGTTGTTGGCGTTAATATCATGGCTGGCAGCTAATGACCCATTACCAGTAGCAACTGTTGAAGTTGCTTCAGAAGTTGAACCACTAGCAGCTTCAGAAGTTGTTAAAGTTGCTTCACTAGTAACCTTTGGCGTTGCACTAGAGGTCGGTGCAGTAACTGTTGGCGTTTCCTGTTGAACAGTCGCGGTTGTATCAGCACTAGCGGCTCGTGACTGAATCTTAGCAGAAGTTGCAACAGCGGTTTGCGTTGTATCATTTTGACTAGCAACAGAACTGGCAGCACTTGTTGTTGAAGTAGCACTCTGTGTTGCAGCAGAAACTGTTGAAGTTGATTGACTAGTCGTAGAAGTTGCTTGGCTAGTCGAAGATGCAGAACTGGCATCCGAAGTAGCCGCTTGACTAGTTGCTGATGAACTGGCTCCACTAGTAACTTGTTCCGTTTTAGTTTCATTTGCTGGTGTTGTATCAGCAGATGCATTGACGTTGGCAAATACTAGGCCGGCAGCTAAAGCTAACGTAGTTGCACCAGCGTAGACCCAGCGTTTACCGTCTTTATACATCTTTACCCGATAAATTGAATCACCGGTCACTTTTTGATTATCTTTTGACATATGGATTCCTCCCCAAGCACTCACGATTTTTTTGGCCTCATGTAAAATGATGGGTGACAAATCGCTTGCCAGCCCATCATCTTAGTCACGCGTCTATCGTATTGTGCTTATTACACCATAAATGGTTTTGTTGGCATTTCAGTTTTAAATAACGTATTAGCCCTTAATGGCTTTGATTACGTTCAAGATAAAACTGTGTAAGCCACCAAAGATGTCATTTGAAACACTTGATGAATACGATGATGTGTGTGTTCCTGGTAAAATATGAAAATCATTGAAAAAGCTCATGATCTATTCCCCTTTTAATTGGTTAATTAATTAGCCTTTAATAGCTGCAATTACGTTCAGTACGAATTGATAAAAAGTACCCAATGGTTGGTTGCTTACATAACTCGTATGCGTTGCAGTATGTGTACCTGGTAAGAAATGCAAATCAGAAAAGAAACTCATAATACATATCCTCCTCTATTATCTAGATAATATCAAGTCATTAATCAATTAATTGATTAATATATCTGTTCGATCGATTAGCCCTTGATTGCTTTGATCAAGTTTAAGATGAAACTGTGGAAGCCACCAAAGATGTCATTCGAAACACTTGATGAATATGATGATGTATGGGTACCTGGTAATACGTGAAAATCG